CTAGTTGGTACTGGTACTAATACCCTATCAGTACCGTGCTAAACTATTGATATCCCAGCGGTTCTATTAGTACCGTCATTTCGACACGATGGTTTAGAAAAGGTTGAGTCAGTCGAGGCGTCAACTCGATGTCAGGTTCTCACGTATATATATTTTTTTATAGGATCATTAGGTAACTTGGGACTGGCTAAACCTAAAACCAAGATAAATCAACAAGTTAAATGGTCGAGTCCTGCCTAAAATTGGTCGAAATCACGCGGTACTAGTTTTAACAGATAGGACTATTCGCGTATTATCAACGGGATAGGTCTCGAGATACCCGCGCCAGCCATAGTTAAACATAGCGTCGTTCAAGGTTCACTACTGGTAGTGATAGTCCCAGATAACAGTATCTAGCGTGCGTTAGGCACAAAAATACCCGCAGAGCCTATAGGCTCTGCGGGTGTGCAGGTGTAGGTGTAGGTGTAGGTGTAGGTGTAGGTGTAGGTGTATGTTACACCTACACCTACACGCGCGAGCGCAGGCACAAAAAACGCCCGCAGCGCATATGCGCTGCGGGCGTCGAGTGTAGGTGTGTAGGTGTTACGCGAGTTTCGCGACGATGGCGGCCAGCATGGCCTTCAGCTCGCTGTTCTGTTTCTTCAGCTCCATCGCGCCCAACAGATCGTCTGCGCCGGCTTGCACTTCAGCCGCAGTGGCAGGTGGCGTGGCGCTCGGCGTGGCGGCGGCGCGTGGTGCGACGCGCGTCGGCACAAGCGTGTTCGTGGCGAGCGCCTTGGCGTCGCGCACTTTCGCGAACTGGCGCAGCTTGTCCGCGTCGACGGCACCCAACTGTGCGATCAGGGTATGAAACCCCTGATCAGGAAACCGCTCGCAGATTTCGGCGAGCGTCTCGCAAACACTGACGATACGCTTTGCCGCCGCCACAGGGTTCGCACGAGCGGTTGCGATGACGTGCTGCGCCAACGCTTCCGGGTTACCGGCGAGCGAACGCACAGTCGCATCCTTGTGCATGTATGCGCCTAAAAAGCCGTTCGCGTTTTTCACCATGAAATCGAGTTTCTTGAACGCGTCGCGGTATGGCGTGGCGACCGTCTCACCCTCAGCCGCCGCCTTGAGCGCATCACCCTCAGCCGCCCACAGCGCCTCACAGGTGATGTACGCTTGCTCGACATGCTCGCGGACTGCGGGATGCATGACACGCTTGCACTCGCCGGCAAAGGTTTTCAGCGAATTTTGCTGCACCTTGTCCAGTTCGCTGTTGCGGCTCTCGGCGTATGCCGTGACGGCGGCGTCGACGCCCGCATCTATGTGCGCTTGGGTGTACTTGCTGGCGAGTGACACGCCGGCGAGACGCACGTAGATGCCCTTACGCGTCGACACGTCGGCGTTGTCGGCGGCGGCGCTGTCCCGCTTGTACCCCTCGCTGACTTGTGTTTTTGCCAGCTTCGCGCCCATCATTGGCGCAAGCTCGCCCATCACGTTGTCGCGCACCGCCGCTATGACCGTGCTCGGGATTGCCTGCAAGCCCGTGTCGAGCGCAACGGGCGCTGCGCTTGTGACGGGAACGATCGCTGCCTTGTTGGTCCGGTTTGCCATGGTAGTTTGTCCGCTTTCGGTTGGTTGAGGGGCACGATGCCCATACATGGCGAAGCGGATTTTGCCCGGTTTCACTACCAGTAGTGGGATTGTTAGTCACCGTAGGTGACTAAAGATCTCATGCGGCGCGCATGGTATGGGCGTGATGATGCGCGCATCATGCGAGGCCTCGGACCGGCCACCCCGGCCCGGCCTGGACGGGCCTATGCCACCCCCCGGCCTCGCCTCCCTAGTCACGTAGATGAGAGTAACTTGCTACTACCTCCCAGGGGTGCTACACTGCTACCTATGAAAAACCCCGCTCGAGGCGTCTACGCTTTAACCCACATTGCGACCGGTATGATTTACGTCGGTTCATCCATGAATTTTCGCAGGCGGTGGAAGGAACGGCGACAAAGGATGAATACAAACCAGCACCAGCTGCCACCTGAGATCCGGGTGCTGACTGCTAGCCGCGAGGATTGGAAATTCTCGATACTGTGGGACGGCACCGGCGCTACCCCCGCGCAGCTGGAGGCGGCGGAGCGGCGGGGCGTCGAGCTTGTGCGCGCCAAGGCTCCGTCACGGCTGCTTAACATCCTGGCGGTACAGCGGCCTGACGCTGTTGGGTTCACCGCCGGTGACAAAACCATGTCGTTGAACGCGTGGTCGAAAGTCACCGGCATCCCACGGGCGACCATCGCAGCGCGAAAAAACTACGGTTGGACCCCCGAGCAGTGTGTCGGCCTCGCGGCACGCCCCTATCGTGACTACCCGGCAGGGGGATTGCTCGGTGTCAATCGCCAGCACTCGCTGAGCATGATGGCGACGGCGATACGCGGTGATGACGGGGAGTACATGCTGATCGGCGAAGCCGCCGCTGAACTCGGCTGCCGGTACGAGACGCTAGCGCGTCGTCTGGCGGCGCGCCGGGCAAGGCAGGGCGGCGAGGAAATAACATTGGCCGAGCTGCGGGCTTTAAGTGACAAGTACCGACGACGGGTGTAGAGTACGCGGCAGCGTCGGGTGACACGGTGATATCCTGCCGGCCGTAGCCCAGGCTCGGACATGGCCTCGCAAGCTCAGTCCTGCTTGGGAATTTTGTGGGGTGACAGGCAGGCCCCACCCCGGCGCGCACTAGCTCCCGAGGGCATCCCATGGGGCATCTACGCGCGGCTTGCCGGCACAAGCCCGGCGGGGGTATTATATACCCCCATGGCGACAGGCACGCACCACCCGGTAAACCGGGTCGATCAGATCCTCCAGGAGCGTAACCCCGTCCACGGGTCGTTCCGCGACAACGCCAACATCTCGCAGGACATCAAGCAGATCTACCGCGACTCGCCAAACTGGAAGCACCTTAGACCGGTGCACCAGGAGGCGCTCGAGATGATCGCCCTCAAGTTGTCCAGGATACTATCAGGCAACTCTGACGAGCCGGATCACTGGCTCGACATCGCCGGTTACGCGCAGCTGGCCGTCAACTGGACGGGCAGGATCGACGTTGAGGCCCCAAATCGGGCCGCTGAGGGGGGTAAAACCAATGGAGAGGGGTCGAGTAGCTGAAACCACCTCGCACGCACCAGCGGCCTCCGCAGCGGCCCGGGAGCGGGCGTCGATAGCCCGGGAGGTCGAGAAACCTTATTGCCAGCGACCCATCTCGGCCTGCGTCTGGGTCCGTGACGGATACACCGGCGGGATGCGCCTCTCCCCCGATTTTTACCCGCCGCTTGTAAAATCCGGCAGCTAAGGGTAGAGTGGTCGAGTAACCGGCATGGTTACCGGCAAGACGGCGAGTGTCGATACAACCCCGTCCCGGGATGGAGTGGCCTAACTAGGTACTCTAGCTCCACCGCTCGCGATCCCGCTCGGATTGTCAAATCGGTCGATACCACTCTGACATAGACTGGCGCGCCCCGCCCCCCACAGATACCCGGGGCGCGCCAAACTTTTGTCACCAGTAGGTAATAGCCACCGCCACCGCCACTACCAGTAGTGACACTATCACCGCGATCGACATGATCTGAACGCGTGATAGGTCGTCGGCGCGGCGTCGGTAATCCGTTGGGTTTCGCCATCTAGGCATGGTGTAATATCCTCTGTCACTTACTGGCAGGTGTGGAAGCCGATCTAGTTGTTCGGCGTGCTGCCGCCCAGGATGTAACCCGCGATCGCCGACAGCGCCGCCAGCGCGGCTTCGCCGCTGATCTTATCCTGCAGGCACAGGAGGGCGATGGTCGGCACGATCAGGAACAGCACGATCCCGCGCTGGATTATCCTCGCTTCGATCATCTGGTTGACTGTCGCGTCAGCGCCGGGGGCGTAGAAGATCGCGCCGAATACCAAGAGGCCGGTCATCACCACCAGCACCGCCACTGCGACAAACGCGGCCCATAGCAGGCGGTCGTGATCAACCATTATTCTTCGACATCCATCGAACGAAGCATGTCCACTTTCATCGACTCGAGTACCCCGATCGTCCTTAACCTATCCAGCCGCACGCCCAGTTCGGCGGTGAACCAGTCGGTTTTCCCGGCGTAAAACCCTGCGATAAATATCGAAGAGAACTCGCCCTGCCGCGCCTTCTCCAGCAGCCCTTCCAGGCGCTCGACGATATCGTCCACTTGCGGGGTGTTGACGACTTTTATCATTACGTCCACCCCGCCGCTGATGGCACGTTGGCGGTCGAGTATCCGTTAGGCTGGAAGTACCTTCTCTCCCTAGCCATCACCCGGCCGGTGTAGTTACTTTGGGTCCCCAGGCAGAAGTATTGCAGGGCGTCGGCGATGTCGCTCCACGGGTGGTCCTTCTCGGGGAGGTCGTCGAGCACCCCGTCGCGCCGCCTTCTATACCTGTACTTATTACCAAGCGCGGTGATCAGTGTCGGGCACCCAGATCGACTGATCTGGAGTGCGGGCTGGCCCATCACCGTCTGGCGGAGAAATTTCTCGACGGCTAACAAGCGCATGTCGATTACGTTCGTCGAGGCCGGGTAGGCGAGGAAGCCCTCGTCGTGTAAAACGTCGAAGGGAGTTTCTTCACGTGTCTGGGATCTTTGCCGGCCCGCCGGGTCGCCGACGATAAACACCCGCCGTCCTGCAAAAGGTGGACCGCCGAGAACAGGTTTCATGTGCTCCTGTATCATCTGGGTGAGGCCCATCCCCTCGGTTACTATTTCCCGCATGATGATGGCTCGCCCGAAATTATCGTGCTGCCCAATGACGGCGCATGGTGTCCGCCCGAAATCCAACCCGACCATGATTGGGCGGTTTGGGTTAACGACTACGGTCATGTCCTTTACATGAGTGGCAGCGTCGAAGGTCTTTCTGAAGACAGCGTGACCCGCGTTTGAACTACCCCACTGCGACTCGACGTGTACCGACGCCCAGTCGACATCCTTGTCGCCCATTAAATCTTCGTAATAACCGTCCGGTAGATTTGATACGTTTTCCGCGCCGGGACCGATCCCACTCGGCTGATGGTATAAGGCCCATGATTTGTGAGGGTTGAGTACCATTCGATCGTGATAAGGGCTGTCGACATCCCAAGGATTGGTATCTGCCACGACCCCGTGCCACGTAGCACCGCCCAGAGCGCGAGAAGGGTAGCGACCGCACCTGCCAAGTAGATGACGCATAATATCAAACGGAACTTCCCGCAGCTCATTGACCCACGCGCCGGTGAGCTGGAGCGACAGCAGCCGTCTCACATCCTCCTTGCTGTCTAAGGGCAAAAGCATCCAGTCGGAGTGCACGCTCGTACCATCGGGCAAGTTGAGCCTTACTTGTAATGTGCTGTCGGTCACGTAGTAGTGCACGCATTCGCCGAGATACTGCACAGCGTCCGCAAGAACAGTTTGACGTAGTTGTTGCAAAGTATTCCTGATCAGCGCCCATCGCGTGTACCTCACGCCGTTGTGGGGGGTTTGCTCGCAGGACCTACGTAACAACTCCATCACGCAGCCCATGGTCTTACCACTACCCAGCGGCCCGACCAGCACTCGTATCCTGTGCTCGTTGTCCAGCATAAAATCCTGGATCGTCGGCGGCGGCTGGTAGAACATCAGACTTCTTCCTCGGGATAGTCTTCCTCACTACCAGTAGTGAGCAGCTGACCGGAGGACGGCGGGGGTATGCTGTCGGCGTCGAGCACCGTCGTGCCGGAGATCACCTCTTGGCGACCCCCAGCGAAATTTATCGTCAGGTTAAACGCAGTCCCGGTTTGCCGGCCCGCGCCATCTCCCCTGGCCAGCGCGCTCACTCCGTCGAGGCCAGCTCCTCTCTGAAGTTGCCTAAAACCGTCAATCCGCGCGCCTACGGGGGTTAAGGGATCTCGCACGACGTGAGCTATGGGTACGATCAGCTCCTCGGTCGCCCGCTGGAACTTCGCTCGTACCCTAGTCTCAGTTCCCTCTGCCGAATTAAACAACGCCTTGATTTTGCGGGCTTCCTCGACCAGCATCGGGTGCTGCCGCAGGTAATTTCTTAATTCGTTTTTGTCTTTTAGCCCGTACCGCCGGGCGATCTCGTCGGGCTGGTGCATCCCCGTCGCGAGATCGTATTGTAATCGCTGGATCAGCGCGTCGTCATGATAGGGATTTTGGTCGAGGACCATCGGCAAAGCCACTTCAGACCTCGCTACTATTGCTAACGTCAAACTTAAAGGTATAAATAGCCTGGATTTTGCGGGGGTGTACAGTTTGGCGAACGCCCTGCCTATTCCCGGGCCAAGGTACTCGACCCCGCAGTCTACTGGTAGTGCGGGAGTTAACGTAATCCCCTTGTCTCGCGAGAGTGGTCCCGGGTTTCTCCGGGTGATCTCGCCCGCCGAGCTTGACCAACGAACCGCCGAGGAGAACGCGCGTTTACGAGGCCCTGTCCAGCAAACCCCCGACGATCTGGGCCATTACATTCGCACACGGTGGGATGCGATGCGCAACCACCGCAATCAGAATAGGAACCCTCTGAACGAAAGATTGTTACGAGCACAACGTATGTTCGAGGGGCAGTACGACCCGTCTAAGCTGGCCGAGATCAGAAAATTCGGCGGGAGTGAAGTTTATTCAAGAATAGTCGCAGTAAAATGCCGGGGGGCCACCAGTTTACTTCGGGATGTTTACTTGGGTGCCGAGCGCCCGTGGTCGATCGACCCGCAGCCTGACCCGCCGGTGCCGCCTGAGATCATGAGTTCCATTGCCCAGCTTATCGCCAGCGAGGCAGGGGAGGCCCATGCTCAGGTGGGCATGCCGCCCCAGCCGATCGACGTGCGTGCAAGATTTGTCTCGATGGTCCGCCAAGCGCAGCAGGCCGCCAAACGTACAGCGGACCTGCAGGCCGAGGCGGCGTCCAACAAGGTCGAGGACATCCTCGAGGCCGGTAACTTCTACGACGCGTTGGCCGAGTTCCTGGTCGATCTGGCGCTGTTTCCCTTCGCCGTGCTGAAGGGGCCGGTGGTGCGCATGGTGTCGAAATTAACCTGGGTTAACCGCCAGCCGCAGATGGATACCGTACCCCAACTCTTTTGGGAACGCGTCGACCCGTTTAACCTCTATTGGGACCCTGGCGCTACTTCAGTAGAGAACTCCGAGCTGATCGAGCGCAAAAAATTATCCCGCAAGGACCTCAACGATGTTTTGGGGTTGCCCGGTTACAACGACGCGGCGGTCAGGGCGGCGCTGGAGGATTATTCACACGGGCTGCGCGACTGGATGGACGCGCCCGACACCGAGGCCGCGCTCAACGCCGGCCGGGAAGCACCCCAACAGAACAGGTCCAACCTAATAGACGCGATCGAGTATCATGGGAACATACAAGGGACGACCCTGCTCGACGAGGGTGTCGATGAAAGTCAGATCCCTGACCCTGATCGTGATTACTTGGTGCAGTCTTGGGTAGTTGGTCGTCACACCATCAAAACCCAGATCACCCCGTCCCCGCGAAGACGACACCCTTACTACATCACCAGCTTCGAGAAAGTCCCCGGCAACATCGCCGGGCACGGGCTGCCGGATATTCTGGAAGACATCCAGGAAGTTGCGAATGCAACTTTGCGCGCGCTCGTCAACAATATGAGCATAGCTTCTGGCCCGCAGGTGGTGATCAACACTGAACTACTAGATCCCACCAACAACGAGGACCAGCTCTACCCGTGGAAACGCTGGAAAGTTAACTCCGATCCGCTGGGTTCCACCCAGCAGCCGATTACCTTTTTCCAGCCGCAGTCCAACGCCCAGGAACTCATCACGATCTACCAGAGCATGAACGCGATGGGTGATGATACCTCGGCGATACCGAGGTACACCACCGGCGAGGCGGTCTCCGGCGGCGCTGGGAGAACAGCGTCCGGCCTCTCCATGTTGATGGGCAACGCCCAGAAAGTCCTGCAGACCGTAGCGGCCAACGTCGATGTCGACGTGATGCACGGCGTCCTGCAATCTTTGTATGACATGATTATGTTGACCGATCAGTCTGGCCTCCTGTCGGGGGATGAACAAATTAAAGTAAACGGTGTGGTCGTAGCCCTCCAGAAAGAAACCGAGAACCAGAAACAACTCCAGTTTTTACAAATAACCGCTAATCCGATGGATATGGGCATCGTCGGGATGACCGGTCGCGGTCGAGTATTGCGCGCGCTTGCCAGCGGGTTGGGGATGCCCGACGACATCGTGCCCGACGACGATACGCTCCAACAGAAAGAACAGGCGCAAAATCAACAGCAACAGGTAGCCCAGCAGGCACAGCTTGCGATGGCCGCCTCGAAAGCCGTGGGCCAGGGTCCGGTCGGCGCGGCGCTAGGTGTCGGCGGTCCTCCTGGGGGCGGCCCAGGCGCGCCGCCGGGACCACCACCGGGACCGCCGCCGGGACCACCACCGGGACCGCCGCCGTTGCCGGGCGCTAGGTTGGCACCCGATGGGTTTCACTACATACCTGACCCCCGGCCCGGCAGGCAGGGCAAATACCTTCAAGTGCGATGACGATGCGCGCCATAGGAAACCTGCCAACCCAAAATCCGTACATCACGCCGGTGATGATGGGCGGCGAGAAGGGCGCGGCTCGACTCGCCGGTCCCGAGGACGCGCCGTCCTGGGTAAAATCCTTGGCTCCCCCGCAGATCGGCCCCGGTCAGCCTGTCAGGGTGGCGCAGGACATGGCCGAGGCGGGCCACAACGCCGATAGTATTTTCCAGTCGACCGGGTGGTATCTCGCCCCCGACTGGCAGTGGAAGTGGATACTGCGCGACGACAATAGTAAACTTAACCGCGCGGCATTCGATATAAATCCAGGGTCGCCGGCGAGCGTCTACCGGCAGACAAGTCCGATAGGTCAGCCGGTTATAGCTAAACATGACCCGGTTCCGGAAAACTTTAAGCTCAAATCTTCGATGGTCGGGGCGACACTGGGGTCGGTGTTTGACAGCCCTAGCCTCTATCAGGCCTACCCCGAACTGCGCGGCGCTACAATCGGCTTTCTGGACCCTGATGCTTCTGCGGGTGTCCGCGCTAGCTATAGTTCCCACACCAATACGGTCAAATTATCGCGGAGCGGCAACACCGAACAGGAGATTATCGGCGACCTGACCCACGAGCTGCAGCACGGCATTCAGGAAAAACACGGCGAGGGGACTTTTGGACAGGGTGGGTCGGATCTCGACACGCGGTTTTACCCCGATGATTTTGACAAGCAGGCCAAGGCGGCGCGCGAAGGCCTCGACGCGGCTGTCAGCGCCGTCGAGAAGGCAGGTGCCGATCCTGATACGTTGCGCTCGGGTTGGCGTGTAATGGCGGAGGGCGAGGCCGATAAGTATCCTGGGATGATGCAGGCTTATTCTGCCGAGATGCGTAAGCTCCCGGAGGACGTGATTACGCAGTTTACCCGGGCAGCGGTAGCTTCTGACTCCATTAGGCGTATGCGCAATGACGCCTTTGACAAATATCAGAGGCTAGCCGGCGAGACCGAGGCGCGGCAGGCGTCGGAGCAACGAACTACCGGCAACTATCAGCTGCCCTCGCGCATGCCGGGCTACGCGCCGGGTAGCGAGCAACTGGTCGATACCGGGCACGGACCCTTGCTTAAAGGGCGGAATTTTCAGCTCACCCCGGTCGAGCACGACCCCTTCAGTGCCCCGGCCGAAGCGGGCACACCGATGACCCTGACCCCGACCGAAGGCGACCCGTGGAAGTTTAATTACACCGAGCATCCCGGCGATCCCTTCGCCCAGCAAACTCAGATGCCGGACAGCTCGAGCTATCAGCTTCCCGCACAACAGCAGATGCCACTACCGGTAGTGCCGGCCCAGCCGATTGCTGCCTTAGCTCCGTCCGGCCCCGACTCCGGCGACGCTAACCTGAAGTGGTCGTGGGGCAACGAGTACGCCGCGCCGGCACCCAACAACCCGGCCGATCCGCAGAATAT